GGACCTGGCTGGGGCCCTTCGGGGTACTGGTGGCCGACTTAGTGCTCCTCACCGTTCAGCAGTATCCATTCTGCAACTCTCATTCCGGCATTTTTGCCGGCCTGGGGTTGGGGTTTTCAAGTGGCGAGCGACATGCAGCACGGTCTCCTTTCACCATGCGCGGATCTGAATCTCGACCTTCCTCCAATCCGACGTTCTGGGCACGATTGAGACTGGAGTAATCGGGCAACCCCGAAACTTGCTGGTCCGCTCGTTCTTATTGCCCTGGCAATCATGTATCCCCATTCTCTCCCTTCACAGGCGGAATCTCCCATGTACTAATAATCGTCCATTTATCTGTTCCCCTTTCTCACTCGTATTTTAAAGAAAAGAAAGACGAAGAGAAGAACGGGAGGCGAGACGGTGAGAAGTAAGCGTAGTATTGGTCTTCGAAACGGCGAGCTCAAGTCGACTGTTGAGTCTTCTTGACCGCGCTGACCGACCGCAACGCCTTGCGTAGTCGCGCCTTGACACTCGCTCCTCGTAGGCGTGACGCACCTGGTGACGGGTCATCGACGATCAGGGACGCTAAGTCGGCGGGCCTAAGACCGCGGACCGTTAGCTGGTCAGTCCTGCTAAGTGATGCACGCACGGTCTCCCAATCTACGTCATCCAAGAGTGCAATCTCAGCTCGGTAATCCAGGTCGGGCCCACCCGACACTCCCGGGCGCGATCGCGGTAATTGTTGAGACGCTGTTGCTGTGCCTGTACTCGGTGTCGACGAGCGCGACCTGGAGACGGGACGTATTGCGCGCTCCTTTCCTTTCTCGGTGCTCGACGAAGCCTCGGTATGCGGCGCTGGCCGTTGCGCGAATTGTGGCCAATTTGACATAGGCGGCCTGAGCGGTATTGGTCCCGGCTGTGTAGTAGCAGGTATGTGGTGAACGCTGGCAGGCGACTCCGACTCGACGCGTCCCCTTGAATCAGCTGCTGCTGAAACTGATACCTCCGGTGAATGAGTCCCGGTTCTGTCCCGCCGCACCCGCCCTCTCGGCGGTGTGGACTCGTCTGTATCTTCATCGGGGACAAGCGTCCACCTCGGCGACTCATCGATCGGTGATAGCGACTCGAACTTGAGTCGTTTTCCCGCAACCATGATCTTACTAGTATCGAGATCCCGGGGACGTCCCGGACGTGCCGCACGGGTCACAAGAGTGTTCAGTGCTTCAACTTCAGAGCGCAGTTCCGCGACTGTCCCATCTGTCTCGCCATTACCACTAATCTCCTCCAGTCCCGCGCAAACAAGGCCGAATCTATCTGCCATCTGAGTCACGACAGCCGTTGCCGCCATGACGATATCCGCAACACTTTCGATATTGATCTCGGTGCGGATGGGTTTGAAGGACAAGACTCCCATATCGAGAAATTCATTGCAAACCGCGGCCGCATCTTGAAGTGCCCCCGCCAGAGTCATGTGTTTTTCGGTAAGACCTATGTGCGCCTGCCGCACTGCACGCACTTCAGCCCGTGCAATCTCAACGTCGCGATGACACCGTTGAAGACGTCCAGCTTGAGTACCTGCCCCATCCGCACCTGCGGTGGCAAGCCACTTCGCCTTATATGACATTCGCGTGGTGTGCGGCATGATTGAATCTCGAGTAGAAGGGTCCTAGATTGTTATCTAACTCCTACTCTTTTCTTTACTGCGCGTCTCGGAATATGACAATGCGTCACTGGGTATTGAAATCAGTGCGCGACGCAACGAGCCCGCGCAATCCCTGAATGCGGTATGCTGCTCTAATAACGTCCTTTGGGTACCGTGCCAGGCAGTCTCTGTGGTGTATAGGCTCCCGAAGTAAGTCCTGTAACGATTCGAGCAAGCTGAACGTGCGTAGTTGCTCGAGGCATGCCTCCGTGGGGTCGGGGTAGAGCACACGCTGGCGCATCTCGTCGATGGCGGCCTGTATGGACGCGTCGGTTAGGTCCGGCAGGAGCGTTAGAGGGACGCGCAACAGGTGACACACATACTGGCAGCTCTCCCTCGACGATGACTGAACCGAGTAATTTGGCATTGGCGAACTCGCGACGACGAGTTTCGCAGCGTTAGGGGGCGCGTCGACAATATCACCGCGTCTGAGAAGTATCCCCCGTATCGGCTCCTCCAGCTCTGGAAGAGCGCTAAGGTTGTAAGCAGCCTGAACTGGTTGCACAGCAGCTATCGCCGCGATTAGCTCATCGCATGCACGCGCACGGATCCACAAGTAACCACTCCCTCGGAACTTAGGCAGGGTCACTAACAGGTCTAAGAGAGGCAAATCCACATCGAGTAAGACCGTTCCATCCCAATCTGCTAAATCCGGGAGCGTAAACAAATCTCCGTCAGATGAACGCGTATGTGCATGCCACACGAACAGTGAATCGAGCGTCTCGTAGACAATTGCGGGCGGGGTGTACGTCGATTCCCTTTGCGGAATCTGCGGGAAGGTAGACCGCAGATCCACGCCCTGGACAAGCGATGCGCCATTCTGTATCGCTGCGACAACAGCACCCCCGCTCCCCACGCCAACATTGATCACGTCGACTCCGCTCACGGTTGACCGGTGCATATTGAACAGATAGAGCCAGTCACTTTGAATACTCGAATAGGAACCACGCTGCCTTCTCAGGGACGAGAGAGCTAGCTCCGCTCTCAGCACGTCGTCGGCTGGTCGCCGGTGACGACATGCTACATCGCGACGACCCTCCATCATAGTCGGACGAAACTTGATGCGTGGCGACGCACAATTGTTGATGATAGTCGGCGTCGCTCGAACCGTCACGGCGCGACGCCTGAGTACGAGCGATCTTAAGCTGCGTAATGCATGCTTAGGCTCTAGTGATACATACCTGAAAAGTACTCTACCGCAATCAACAGCGCGTCGTATCGGCGAGCCAGTTCGCAATCCCTGCATGTACAGAATGCCCGCTCTCAAAGCTTCGGTAACCTTACGTGTACCAGTTAAGCCGTGGATGGATTGTTTCAGATCGTGTACGTGCGAACGGCGAATCTTGGTTTGTCGCGTCCCAGGGCGTCCACCGCAGGCTAACATTAACAACGCATGTGAGAGAGTTAACCGGGCCTCGGCTGGTGGATAATCTTCAAACAACAGCAACGGGAAGTTATCCTTCCAGATCCTCCATTGCAATGACGTGCCGATTTCCGCCAGAAGCATTTCGCGACACTTCATACGGGCTCTCTTAGCGCCGCCTCTCCCGGGAGACATGATAAGACCCGTTAACCTCGTCAAGTCCAGACCGCGGATCAGGGGATGGTTGACACTCCGCACGACGAGGCCAGATACTGCATCAGCTGACGCTCGCATCGCCGAGTGTAGGATGTGTTGATCTAGCGAACCAGTCCGTGACGCTTGGTATAGTGAGTCTGCGACAATGTAGGCGGACAATCCAGTTATCAGTGCGGTAAGAGGGCAGCAAGCCAGTTCCTTCATGTCCATGAGAGAGATTGGGAGCGTTAATGTGTCGCCTCCTCTGCACGAGCGTATAACTCGCGGGAGTTCGCTTAACGCATAGCTGTAGATCAATGCTGCCGGCATGGCGCTCGGAGTGGTGAGAGGAGACGCTAGCGTCGTAGGTGGCCGCTTCGGGACTGAGCTAGTCGTCAGTTGCGAGACGTAGGCTAAGGGATTGCCCAACAGCGCCGAGCCGCGCACGACACCCGGATCTACTGTCACTGGCGTGTTTGAGATTGGCTCGTAGTCGTCCTCCAGCATGATCCCGAACTCGGTCCGCGTTGGCAGCAATCCCGCCTCACCTAACTGGGCTGCTACAGTCGTTAGCGTCAGGTAAAACGCCTGGAATGGAACAGGATAATCATCGAGTCCGCCGGATAAAAGACCGCTGTCATCGCTGCTTAACGATAAGTTTGTCGGCGTGGTCCGACTCCCGAGCACGCTAAAGCGAGCTGTATTAATACGGATATGTCGATGACTCGCGCAGCCTCCGATAGCCGTTGGGAGTACGGTACTCAGAGCTTGGACACTCCATGGGCAACGTAATTGAGTCAGTTGAGAACAAAGCGCTGCGAGCGTCGGGTCAGATCCAAGCATCGTGTAGAGCAGCGTCAGCGCTCGTAGGTCTGAGATAGTACCGCCAGTAGTCTCAATACGAAATCCGTGCCTGGATACCTTAGCTCGCGTCTGCGTCCCGAAGTTAGGTGGCTTGCTCCCGCGTACGCGCGTGAGATCAATGCCAGTGCGTTCAGTTGCGCACGAGATCCATGGTTCTGCGCGCTGTCGCTTGCCGAGGCGATAGTCGAAAGGCGTGTAAGCGCCGATGTCGGCATGCTTTAACCCATTGCCCCAAAGCGCACGCAATTTGCAACCCAATTGGAACGGGCGCAGTAGGTGTGACCCTCTCAATTTCGGATCGCTTGCCGCAAGACGGTTTACGTAATCGAACCGGCCGCATATGTCGCGCAGGATTGCCGCGTTAGCGTTACGCACGCTGTGTGAGAAGTCCCGGTCCGACACGTCAGCGACAGTTCTCGCCATCACAAACCTCCCCAATAGCCTCTCACGCAAGCCGACCGGTGTATAAGAGAGCAAGTCACCCATCAAGTCCGGGAATAACGGCGTAGCCCGACTCAAAACTGCGGCTAGGTCGGTAGCGAGATCGCTGCAGGAGAGAATTTCGCGTAGGTCACGGTTCAGAGTTATCGACGGGAGGGCCTCTGTCGTTGCCTCACGTATGAGCTCAGTCTTGTCTGTCGGACATGACAGCGGGAGACTATACGGATCGGCGAGTAGCTTGGTAGGATCCGGGTGTTCAGGTGTGAATCGGCCCGCGAGCATAACGCGCAAGAATCGTCCGACGACTGGACACTGTCGGTTAACCCACCACAGCGCGCCGAGGTCCCAGCTTAGGGGATCTGTTTCCCCTTTCATGAAGAATCGTGTCCAGGGGAGCGTGGGTAATCCACCGAGACTGCTTGGGATAAGCGACAGGAAAGTGTATAGCGAGCGATTGCCTAAGATCCGTCGTAGATGCGGACGCTCGAGCGCATGTACATGGGATTGAGAACGCTCACGCAACAAAAGCCGTAATAAGATGTTCTTCCATTGGACAGCGCGTATCGGCTCTCGAAGGGCATCAGCAACCATAAGCGCACATGAGGAGACTCCACTGATCTCACGTGTCAACGAGGGCGCAGTCCTATCCTCTCGACTAAATGAGCGACTCGCGAATTTGAGCGTATACATGACATGCACGCCGCGTACATAGAGCTCCTTCGAGTATGTTATCACAGACCGCGAGTCGATGCACTCTTCTGGCTTGATGTCGTGGTTCATTGTGTACGCACGTACCTCGACGACCGCGAGTAGGTCAGAGAGTGCTGTTGCAAGCGACCGTCCTTTGAGATCAAAACGTAGGTGGAAAATCTGATTGTCTCCTTGTCCGGCCATTAAGAAAGAGGCGTCTTGATCGGATAGGCTCCAGGTCATGAGGACTACCGTGCAAATTGTCCAGAAGAACTGTTGGATGCCCTCTAAACCTCCGATATGTGTGCCACGCCACAGCACGTCGCTCGGAGGCCACCGCGTTATTGGGATCTGCGGGTCAGCCCCGGGGGGGAGATAGTTTTTATCCGTCACCACAATAGTTGAGTGCTCGAAGAACCAGTGTATTTGGCTCCATGCGCCAGGCATGCCGTAAATATCATTGAGGTCAGCTGCGATTCGCCCTGTGTTCCGCTGATTCCACAGGTTGTTCCACGTGCTGAAGTCGAACTCGGTGAGTGCTGAGTTAGGAGAATCCCACTCCTTGGCGATCTGGTACAATCTCGTCTTCTCCTCTGCCTCGGACATTGTCATTGTTTGCTGCCGGAAGTATTTCTCGCCGAATCGTTTCAAGTTCGCTTCGAGAATGATCCAATACAACCTTACTTCAAACGTCATCTTGGCGTAGCAACGGGCAGCCATCTTGAATTCGCGTTCCTTCTGTGTTAACTCGACAATCATCTCGTCGGCGTGAAAGCGACGATCCCGGAGACGCTCCACTATATCATAAGTTGAGATCTTACCCTCTTTCAGAGCGTGCAGGAGTACCCGGCGGCTGCGACTAGCTGGCACTCCTGTTTGTTCGGGGGAGAACCAGAAATTAGGCGCTTCGCGTACGCCTGGGCAAATAGCCTTGTCGTCTAGGAAGTCGAGGTAATCACCGTGGTAATCAAAGGTCATAAAGTCGTCGAACCGGATCGCGTCAAGTTCATGCAGCGGATATGAACCGAGGGAGATCGATGTCGATCGTTGCGCCCATAAGCGATGGAGCATCGAGCCAGGGCGCGGAGGGTTCTTGAACGGCGGCCAGTCGTGATGTTCGTCGATGTACGCGGCAATGGTCATGTGCCGGAAGAATCGCATGTTTTGCCAAACAGCAGAGTACATCGCGCGGTTTTGTCTACACGCGCCATCCTGCACTGCACGGCCAGATCTCGCTGCGAATACCGCCGGATGGCCGGACAACTTGCAAATACCGAACAGTTCTGCTGCGTCATGTATGGAGTGTACATCGTGCGCAATATCTTGAAGTTTAAGTGTTAGGGGGTAAGCTGCATCCATTGGTGCCTCCTTAGCTGCCAGTTTTCGGATAGTCCGATTAAAAGTGGATGGCGTGATTATATCGCCCCCGCTCAGGGAGGTCAGGTGACTCTTCATGACCGCCTCAGGCGCCTTAACAAGGGCGTAACCTTCGTTGCCATACCGTTCAATACACTCGTCGGACCATGCTAACTGTCTGCGGACGAGCGAGTGAAGTTCAGCGCTACCGTTGTGCAAGCCCAAGTCAAGCGCAAGTAGTGTATTGAAGCGCGCGCGTGCGGTGTCCTGGATAGCTTGAAGCTGCTCCCATACGGCCGTCAACCACTTCCCCTTTATAAAGAGTCCGCTGTACCCAGGACCGAGCAGAACCTTGAGACTCCCGTAGTTAATCGGGACCAGTGAGCGACTTCCGGATGCATAGTGAGATCGTGATTTTTCCACTACATCACTCCACAACTCTGCACGTCGGCCCCACTCTAGCGTATCCGGGGAGATATCTGCTCGCCGGACAAGCCGTTGCTTTAGCTGTGCCTTTTCTTCTGGCTTCAGCAGATCGCTACACCACGCCAGGTACGCATCTATCTCTGTATCCGACACCCGGTTCGCCTCTTCGATATCGCTCGTAAGGCTCTCAGACCGAGAATACCCGTACTTAGTTAGATGTGGATAGAGGCGTGGCGTCAATTGCTGCGGCGTTCGGCGATCATTCAGTCGCATGACCTCGCAGTACGCGGCAAGCTTCGGAAGGAATCCTCCATAGTTGATCGATGAGTCACCTCGGAAGTGGGTCGCGATTTTCGACGCCAGCGAATTGGCACCTCCAACCCAGGCGGCCGATGGCTTCTCGCGTAAGTACCTCGCGACTGTGTCGTCCAATCGATCGAGCAGAGTTGTGATAATAGGCGACTGGAGGTGCTTCTCGGGGATGAGGCGACGTACGTTCTTGCGGAGCCCAGACCCGAAAGTCTCAGTATCGAACGATATCTCTTGGAAGTCGGTTGCCATTTTATTAACTCCTACTCTTTCTTTAAAAGCGCGGTAGCGAACCTGCTTGGGACGGATGAGTATCGTAGTTGGCACTACAGACAGTGCACTGGTTATTCGGCGGGCTCGGCAACTTCACGCTCCTCGCCAGCAGGCGTGACGGGATCAACACCCATGATACGAGCGACCTTGACTCCAAGGGCAGCCGGAAGGGATTGCGCTTCCGGAGTGCCAAGGTACCTCTCGTACGTCGGGTGGATCGGGATCAGAACGATGCGAGACACACGGAGGAGTAAATCGAGGTCGGCCGGGGGGGCAAGGACGAGGGCCTCAGCGAACATTGCCTTGCAGAAGGGGCGAATCGGCGGATCGATGTCCTGAAGGGCAGTAAATGCTTTTGCGGCCGCGATAAGACCAATGCGAAGCTCGGACAGCGTGGCGATCTCCGGTTGGTGCAAGATCGCTTCCTTGATGATGACGAGGTTCGTCAACCCGAAGTCAGCAAGGAGCATGAACAGGCGGGTGAAGATCGATATATCGCCCATCGTCACGCCACGGCTCACACGCTGCACGATGTTGTTGATCAGATGGACACGGCATGGCGCGTACGCATTGAACGACGCCTGAACACCTGAGAGAATCTCGAGAGTAAGCCACGGCGAGGCAGGGACGAATATCTTCTTGGCGCCTTTGACGGCGCGGGTAGCCGCAGCAGCCCGGTTCTCGTTGAACGCTTTGAGGTTCAGCTCGCTGGGAGCCTTACAACCGGCCAGAAGGAGGACGGCGAAGTACCCCGCCATCTCAGTCGTGTCGTAGGCACCCGTCTCACGCCATTCGCTGATCGTGACAGTGGAAGCCCCAGCGAAGTTCGTAACGACAGCGGAATTCACATCCGCGTCCTGATCACCCACGGCGTCATACCCGGTCAGCTCGATGGCGGCAACGCTCGACCCTGAGAGGTTGGCGGTGACACCAAGGATCGAGCCGATGGCCGAGCAAATGGCGCGCATGATCACGGCTTTGTCATCGGACCTGCGAACTTGCCACATGCAGAATGCGAGGAGGTCGTTTGTCCCGTAGTACGTCGGGAGCTCATCCTCAATGACAGGAATTGGCGGCGCAACAGTTCTATCAATACCCCCCGACGCGGAGAGAGTCGGGTTGGCAGTGATCGTCGAGATCGAGCGTGCGATGGCGGTGTCCATGTTTGAAATCGTCAAGGGAGTTGGACGCTAAGTGTAAGGGAAGGCTGAGGCTCAAGTGTAGCTGCTGGCGGGTACGCAAAGTCAAGTTAAGTTATTTATTTAACTCCTACTCTTTCTTTAAATGCGCATGTCGGAGCTGTCGTCTCTTACTAACGGAATCGCTTGGTCTGTTTAGGCGCGAACGCGGGTGCCGGAGGCGCGGGAGTAGGAGCTTTCAGTGCTGTCGTCGCTTGGGCAAGCAGATCAGAGATGTCGGTGACCTCCTGGCCAGCTCGGCCCTTAGCCGAATCTACTGAACTAGCGCGGTCGTATTGCTCCTGGCGAAGTGTACGGAGTTCGCCGAGGTACTCGAGAGACCTGTCGATGATAGTCTGGGACTTCGACTGCGTGTCCGTGACCTCGCGTTGATACACAGAGAGTTGTACTTTGAGCAGCCGATTCTGCTCCTTAATAGCGGAGAGCTCTTTCTCCAGCACGTCGAGACGACGTCGATCGGACTTATGGTCGTCGACAATGCCGCGAATCATCACATCCTGATCCGCGGCTGTCTGCGCGACGACACGTGTCATCGCACGCGGGAGGTCCTCGCCCTCGCGTATATCGAGATGTGTCGCGATCATATCAAAAGCGATACGAGACATGAACTCGAGCTCGCGCTTCCCGATGCCTGCGCGACTAATCCGTCCCTCCGCTTCGCGCGCGGCATCGAACGCCGCTGGAATCTCCACCTCGTGCGACTCGTCCTCCGGTGTCTTCAACGTCCTAAGGAGTTCTTCAACCCTACCAACCGGCCGCTCGCTAGACTCGCTCACATCGCCCTCTACACCGGATGCATCACCGTCATCGTCGTCATCCTCGGGCTCCACCAGCGCAGGCTGATAACGTTTACCCGTTACGTCAGCCATCTCGTCATCCCAGGAACGACTACCGTCTTCTTCTGCGCCGAATGTATTAGCGGCGAGATCCACGTTCGTCTTGCGTGGGTTGGGCTTCTCACCCCTGATTATTCCGATAGTAGCCCGAAGTTCGTCGGAGCGGAGGTTACCGCCGCGTGCGGTGTGGGACGGGCTCTGCGAGCGCTGCATGGTACGGCAAGTCGTCAATAGGGGACCTAGGGTAGCTAAGGTGTGGCGCGCCGAGTTAATAATAGTG